GGAGAACAATGTTAAAAAATCACAACCAATATTTGATTATTGTAGAAAGTATGATGTTCGCTTGTTATATGCAAGCTCTGCTGGTGCACATGGTTGGTGGCAGAACCCCTATGCAATAACAAAAAAAATGAATGAAATACAAGCACCACTTAATAGTGTTGGTATGAGATTCTTTAATGTCTGGGCAGAGGAAGGTAGTAGAGATGATATGTTATATGAAATGCTGAAACAGGGAACTGCAAAATATATTACAAGACATAAGAGAGATTGGGTTCATGTACATGATATTGTTAGAGCAATCTGTTATTTGATACCAGACAAGTTTAGAGGCGTATTAGATATAGGAACAGGAACAAATTATTCTGTTTTAGAATTAGCAAAAAGAATGGGAAGAGGAGATCTTCCTATAAAAGAAGATACACCAGGTGAACCTGATTCTTTATGTGCTGACATCACCCAATTGACAAAATTGGGATGGTTCCCTACAATAGATATAATGAGTTTGTTAAATGGATAGAAATAAAGCAGCCTTTAAATTAAACAATTTTGGTCCTGTATATTATCTCAATATGGATGAACAACCAGAGAGAAAGATCTATATGGAAGCTCAGTTTAAATATTGGCAGATAGAAAACTATACAAGAATATCTGCATATGATGGTAGGGAGGATGATCTTAGTGATATTCTAAAAGGTAGATATCCTGATCACATGTCAAGTGGTGAGGTTGGTTGTACAACTTCACATCTTAAAGCAATTAGACATTGGTTAGATACATCTGATAGTCCATATGCAGTTATCATGGAAGATGATTGTAGTTTAGATCTAGTAAGATATTGGAATTTTACTTGGAATGATTTCTATGCCAAAGTTCCTTATGATTGGGATGTAGTTCAGATTGCTGTGATATGTACAGGTGATGTCAATATCAAAATTCATAAAAGATTTGTAAATGAGTTCTCTACTGCTTGTTATATCATTACAAGACATCATGCAGAGAAGATGATGAAATTGCATTGGAGAGGAAAGGATAAGTATAGATTGGATAATGGTGTCAGACCAAGACCAGTAGCTGATGATTTACTTTATAATTCTGGTAATACATATACTATTCCACTTCTTCTATACAAACTAGATCTAGGTTCTTCTATACATCCAGAACATATAGATGTATTTCATAAAGGTAATTTTGATGCTCAGTTTGCATATTGGAGTCAGAATGGAGCACAAACTGAGATAGATCACCTCATGGATTATGATCCTTACCTTGGTAGGGTAGTAGAATCCACACTCAATGAACCACAAAAAGCTTGACAATATGTTAAGAATCAAATATAGTGTAACTGGCACATGTGACAGTTCACATAAATAACATTATACAAAGGACTCGAAAGATCGTAACCCTACGTAGATGTAAAAGGTTTTCCATGTCGGGAAAACTATCATCCGCAGGGTTTTTTTAATGCCCATGCGAGACAATAACAAATAAAATGATTAAATCAACAATAGCTGCAATAGCAGCAACTCCTCTTCTAGTATCTGGTGCAGCTTTTGCTGGTCCATATGTCAATTTAGAAGCAACTGGTTCATACCCTGATGGCGCATATACATCTGGTGGATTAGAAGCAGTAGTTGGATATGAAGGATCTACTGAAGGTGGACTTGGTTGGTATGTATCTGGTGGTCCTACAGTGACTCACACAGAAACTGCTGATGAGTTTGGTGATGTAGAATTTATAGGATACCTTGGTGGTTCTTATGACAAGTTCTATGGTGAAATCTCTGGAGTAACTACACCAGCTGATGACATTGACTTCTCTGCTAAAGCAGGTGTTAAGTTCACTTTCTAAATAACCTTGAGACCTTATCGTGCGGTCTCTGCAAAAGGAACAAACCCAAAACTCTCTACATAGTGGAGAGTTTTTTTTATGCCATGATAAAGGTATTGACACATCCAGTCACCATCTTCAACCTTATATTAGTAGGAACATTCATATTCATAGAGACAATGCATATAAACTTTCATTTACAATCTAATCCAGAATGTGCAGAAACTGTTACATAAATTTAATTTATAGTCCATATAAGGTTTAATTATTGATGTTTTGATATTAAAATGTTAAGAAACTTGACAAAGTTTTATATTTCCTATATAATATAGTCACATAACTTAACAAATCAATGACAGTTACAACTGAATCTGGTGGTAGACAAAATATCTACTCTGTAGAACCAACACCTTATGTTGATGAGAAGGTGTCTTATGAGGGATATCCTCAGAATGCAGAAAAAGTCAATGGTCGTTGGGCTATGATTGGTTTTGTTGCACTTCTAGGTGCATACATCACAACAGGTCAAATTATTCCTGGTATATTTTAATGACATCATCAAACAAAACACTTCCAAACTTTTGGAAAGAAGCAGAGCAAATCAATGGCAGACTTGCCATGATGGGATTCTTTGCACTCATAGTTAACTATGGTTTAACTGGATGGATCATTCCAGGTCTATTCTAAGAATGAAAATTTATTCACAATTCACAATTACTAAAGAGGAAAAACTCATGACTCCAGAAGCAGAAAGATTTAATGGTTGGGCAGCAATGCTTGGATTCGTAGCAGCAGTTGGTGCTTATGCTACAACAGGAAACATCATTCCAGGTATATTCTAATGACAGATAAAGAATCAAAAACAGTTGCTGAGAAACTAAATGGCAGACTTGCTATGCTTGGCATCATTGCTGGATTAGGTGCTTACCTAACAACTGGACAAATCATACCAGGTTTTGTATAATGAGCAGAATTAAAAGACAACCAGTCCCTTTTAAATTCGTACCTTACATTTTCATGGTGGCAGTGGTCTCATCCACTTTCACCAGTGTTATGGTATAATTTTTTTTCCCCATAAAACTTTACAAAACTAAATACTTATTCATATCCTTTTACAAAACTACCTAAATGAGTGATCTCTATCAAGTTGCAGAAACAGTTTCAATATTCAAAGTAGTGTTATGGGTTTTATATCCTATGGCTGCTTTAGTATTAATTGAACTACTTCTTAGAGCAGTTAATGATGATGACGATGATGATTTCCAAGGTGGTAAAGGAATAATGATTGGAGACATGAAACCTGCATATGCTCCATCAGGTGCTTGACAGGGAGTAGAAATACCTATATAATATATACTAAGTATTTTTACCTACCATGTACCAAACACTTTTCATATCAGGGATTGCAGCATACCTATTCTTCAATGATACTGTATTGCAATTCGTTTATACTTAAAATTAATAGCTGAGGAGAACAAGCTTAAATGACTCAAATTATTTCACACTTCATAAATATTCCAGTAGAACATCATGGTTTGCTGGAATTTGCTTTCTTTATAGGGGTAGGAACAGCAGCAGGTATAGCAGGAGTTGTATGATCCTATTTTCTTTTATCATTTCATTATTTGCAAATCACTTACCAGTGATGTATGTACAAGTACCACAATGGGCAGATGATTGGGCAGTATGTGCAGTAGATGTGCCTGATGCAAAATGTCATTGGTATGTCATGTCACCTGACAATACATTTGGAGAAGGATTTGATTGGGAGAGTGCTCCTTGGTTTGATGCAAATGGATTAAATGATGTAGCACCAATGGAAGCAAAGACTGTTGTAGAGAGATTACAAGAGCAAGAAAGTTAAATATGTGTTAAAACGCCTATATATAGAAGATACGTAAAAGATTATGGCAGAAGCAGTAAAGAAAGAAAAAGAAGCAGTGAAGAAAGAAGAACCTAAAAAGCAAGGGTTTCTTTCTAAACTAAAAGAAGGACTTGATGATAAAGAAGAGCAGATGATGATTCTCTCTACTTTTGTGAGACTTGGAATTTTGGTTTGGAGTGGTGCAATATTAACATTAGCATATGTTGAGTTGCCACCAGCTCTCAGGATGCCTAAACAGGATCTGGATCCAACTTTCATCGCTTCAGTATTTACAGGCGTTTTAGCTACCTTTGGCGTTCAGACAACCAAGAAGGGTGGTTCTGCTGGTGGAGGTGGAGGTGGAGGAGTCTCTAAGGGTGATATGGAAAGATTGATTGCTGCAGCAGCACAAACAGCACCTGCTCAGACTATTAGAATAGAACAAGCACCTGTTAAAATTACACCTGATAGCAATGGAAAATAAATTTGGAAAATTCTTTGCACTTGGTCTAGGTGCAGTCTTAGGTATTAGTCATATAGGTATGATTGGTATGTTGGCAAATAGATCTAATGAAAGCAAGTTACCATCATTAGATATTCCTGTAGGAGACTATACATCTTATGTTGTTTCAGCAGATAAGGATGGATATAAGATAAGTTATAGTGCAAATGATCCTAAAACAGCATACCTTACTAAAGATATTAAGGAGAAGGCAGGTTTCTTAGGACTATCAAACAACACAACTAAGGTTACTGAAGAGTACTTTATGGATGGTCAGACTAATCAGGGAGGTCC